GCCGATACACATACCGCTTGTTTCATCGAGCACCGGCTGAGCATTGCGTGGTAGATGTTGTGGCCGAAGCTCAAAAAATTCGCCGGGGGGCAATCTTGACTCAAAAGTGTAATACCGTCCAGGTTCCTGTCTTTCTGCTCTTCCTGAGATCATTCTCGTTCCCTCGTTTTGATGATAGCTGTTAATAGTGCCACAGGAAGACAAAACGATCATTCCACGGTAAATGCCCGCTCATCCTTCAACAAAACCCAATTACATACACGGCATCGCCTGACCTGACATATTGAGCGCACCCATTTAACGGAGTGCATCAGATGTCTGATTACCATCGCGGTGTTCGCGTCGTCGAAATCAATGATGGCACGCGCACCCTTTCCATCATCTCTACCGAGATTATTGGGCTGGTCTGTACCGCCTGGGACGCCGACACTACCGCTGAATACGCCGGTATTGTTAACTAATGTGCTTGCCAGCATCGCGCAGCAGCAGCACCTTCACAACGCACGAAAGCATAGCGGGGATGATCGTCTCGCCGGGCCAGACTAACAAGGTGCCGATTTTTACGTACAACGACAGACAGTCATCATTGCTTCACTGCCAGTCCGCGAAAACGGTTTTTTGTACCTGCGTTCAAAAGGGCGATAAAAGTCATGCGACACTGGCCTGTAGAAACAAAAAAGTCACCCTCGTGAGGTGGCTTAACTATGTGAAGTGGCTTAACTGTAGGATTTTCATCACTAAATCTGGTAGCCCTGCTGGGTTTGAACCAGCGACCAAGCGATTATGAGTCCGAACTAGTTTTGAATAAAAACAGTAACTTACTGTTTTATAATAAATTTAGCTTGGCATATAGAGACATATAATGACATATAGTGACATCCTCTGCTGCCATTTTGCTGCCATTTTTTCGATTTACAGGCGCTCTAAGGGATTAAGGTTAATTGCTTCTGAAAGATGTTCCGGTGCAAAGTGTGAATAACGCATTGTTACCTTAATATCGGTATGACCTAAAATGCGTTGCAATACCAAAATGTTCCCGCCATTCATCATAAAGTGAGATGCAAAAGTGTGACGCAAAATATGAGTAAGCTGGCCTGGCGGAGTTTCAATCCCTGCTCTTTTTAATGCGGAACGGAAAGCGGCATAGCATGACCCAAACAGAGGTTTTGCATTCCTGCATGCAGGTAACTCCCGAAGTAAATCATCACTGATGGGAATTGCCCGATTTTTTTTACCTTTAGTTTTAGTAAAGATGACTTTACCAGCCCTGATTTGATTACCTTTCAGTGTTTCAGCTTCACCCCAGCGCGCACCTGTTGCCAAGCACAATTTAACAACGCTAAGTAGATCTTTAGAGGTACTTGCTTCGCATTCTTTTAACAATGCTCTAATTTCTTCATTACTCAAATATGCCATTTCGGATTCGGCAATTTTATACTCTCTGACGTTATCCAATGGATTAGGAGCCTTCCACTCATCCAGGCGGCGCAATTCATTGAATACCGCCCGGAAATATGCCAGTTCAAGATTAACGGTGCGGGGGGTAACTTTTTTCACGCGATTTGATCGGGTGATTTTTCCAGACAAGCGCTGCTCGCGGTAAGCTGAAAAAATTCGAGCATTAAATTCTGTTGCTAATGGATTGCCCATTGCTTCACAAGCAAAGGCCATCGCATCTTTTCTTTTCTTTCCATCAGTCAAAGTTATGCCGTGAGCGTTGTACCAATTTTCGACAAGATCGAAAACGGTTCGTTTGTCAGTTTTTTCACCAAGCCAAGGCTTTTCCTGCACCTGATCCTTAACGTGCTTTTCAAAGGATAACGCCTCGCCTTTTGTGGCAAATTGCTTCCTCACTCTTTTACCGTCACGCCCATTAGGAAAGAATTGCGCCAGCCACTTACCATTAGCTAGTTTACTTACGGCCATTTTTTCTAAATGTACTCCGTCTTATTGACGATTTTACCTAACACCGAAATATCATTCGGCGAGCACTCGAAGGAAGCCGGACCATTTTCAACCCTTAATTTCTTGCCGGGTAGTCTGTACAACTCCTTGATGCTGGTAAGGCCGTCAATGTCTATCAGCCATAATCCGTCTGTAACCTCTGATCTAGCCCCGTCAACCAAGTAAATTACATTTTCTAACTCCACTAAAAACGGTTTTGTGATTTCAGGGCGAAGTAGTCTTGAGTCATAAGAAACTTCAAAACTGGACTGTATAACCCCGTTTGAGATCTTTTTTAGGTTCATTTTGGTTTGTGTGTCGGATGAGTCAGTCCTGCCAGAACTACCCTCGCCAGTTGCAAGCCAGAGAATCGGTGTACCGGTATCCAAGTGGCAAGCTATCAGCCAATCATGCGGAAAAGTGTCACGCATCCAACGGTTTGCCATGGTGCTTTGTGAAATACCCAAGTGATTACACAACGCCTGGCGAGTTGAGAAGTTATAAGCCGTCATGATGCGATTTATAGCTTCGCGCCCACCGCCTTGTGATGGGTAAAGATGCTTATTTCCTTCTTTTGGGGTTTCTATAGTGTTTGACATGTTTGATTTGAGATCCTATTATCGCAAGTGTGATGTGTGACATATACTGACATATAGTGACATCTAACAACCCAAAAGGAATCTTGCATCATGAAAAGTGATTTTACAATGCGCCCGAATCTCAACTTTGTGATTTCTGAACCCTTCATCTCTTTAGATGAATACTGTCGCCGTACCGGCATTTGCCAACGCACCGCGCGCAAGATGTGTAAGGAAAACCGCCTTCCTATCAGGAAGAAAGGCGGCCTTAACTCGCTCGTTGAGGTCAATATGCTGGCTCTCATCGTTGAAGCTGCATCCGACTACCACATAACACTTCAAGCCTGATGCATCCATATTGGGATATTGAAAGGGATTAATCATGTTTGATTTTCGAGTATCCATACATAACCACTTTGACGAGGCCTGCCGTAGATTCGCCCTGTCTCACAATATGAAAGAGCTGGCACAGGCTGCAGGCATGAACGTGCAGACCCTGCGCAACAAGCTGAACCCTGAGCAGCCGCACCAGTTGACTGTTGCGGAAATGCTTTTGCTCACTGACCTGACCGAAGATGCAACCTTAATGGATGGTGCGCTGGCACAGCTACATTGTTTGCCTTGCGTACCAATGAACGAACACGCCGAGGAAAAATTGTCAGCCTACGTTTTGAAGGCAACGGCAGAAGTGGGGCAGCTGGCAGCCGGTGCAGTGAATCAGGATGCGTTGAGCAATTCCTGTCGCCGCAGCCTGATGCAAAGCGTTAATACCGGCATTCGTTGCCTGAGTCTGGCCGCTATAGCAGTACAGGCCCGCATTCATTCCAATCCCACTATGGCATCAACCGTAGACGCGATCAGCGGCCTCGGCGCATCCATTGGACTGAGCTGAGGGACTGACAATGATTTCACTGGCTTCACTTCTTAAGCGTCAAAGCCCGTCAGTAGCCTACGGCAACGGCTGGATCATGGGCGAGAACGGCAGGCCCTGGCATCCGTGCAACAGTCAAAAGCAACTACTGCAGGGGTTAATCAGCAAACGCAAACCCGCCGGTTTCATGGTGCGTTTATTCTGGGGGTAACATGCAGCGAGCAACAGGCATCACCAGCGCACAGCAAGGCCCGGCATCTTTTGCCAAAACTCATTCAACGGGAAATCAGGCCGATGCTGTTAACAAAATGTCGTTTGATGAGTTTCGGAAAAGCTGGCGGCAGCAGCGCGACAATAACGCGAACCCGTCACTGCGCTATTTCAATCATCAGAATGATGAATTTAAATTTTGCGTGTTAACCCTGGCTAACCGCGAAAACCCCAAAACGTTTTCACAGGAGGAAATCGGACAGTCGTTTGAATATTTCGATGAGTACCGCCGCGAGTTAATCATCATGGCGATGAATAAAATGGCGCGCTGGGGAAAGATATTACCCCGACAGTTTTCTACCGCAGACTGTTTTTTACCTGAGTAAATAAGACTCAAAAAATTAATGGCGTAAACCCGCCGGGCATTCTTTTGTCCTGAATCTGGAGAATTTAAAAATGAGAAATACCGAAACCCGTAAATTTGAAGCCGACGCAGACGCGCTAAATGCACTGCTGAGCAAGGCTAAAAACGAGCAGCGCAGTGATGATGCGCTGGCCGTGTCAGTCCGCATTGCGGCGCTGATCATTCATTTCCGTAAAAACGAAATGACAGCGCCGGAAATCATTGAGCTGCTGGGTAAAGAAGCAGAGCGTTTTGAGCATCAGGCACGGGAGCTGCACTAATGGCCGATTCAATGGATTTAGTCCAGGCACGCGTTGAGGAAGAACTGCAGCGCAATCTCGCTAACGCACGTCGCCAGCCCGCCGGGGCTGGTGAGTTCTTTTGCGTGGTCTGTGATGAAGCGATACCAGAGGCCCGCCGCCGCGCCGTTCAGGGCGTCACCCACTGCGTTACCTGCCAGCAAATCAACGAGCTGAAAAGCGCCCATTACAAAGGCGGTGCCGTATGAGTACGATCCTCAAATGGGCGGGCAACAAAACCCGCCTCATGCCTGAGCTGCTTAATCATCTGCCGCAGGGGCAACGCCTCGTTGAGCCGTTTGCCGGTTCCTGCGCGGTCATGATGGCGACGGATTACCCGTCTTATTTAGTGGCTGACGTTAATCCCGACCTGATTAATCTTTACCGCCAGATTAAAGACCACACCCGCCCGTTTAT